AAACCGGACTCACTGGTCCCACTGGCCAAACCGGACTTACTGGACCTACCGGCCAAACCGGACTTACTGGACCTACGGGATTGACTGGCCCAACCGGCCCTACCGGACCCACCGGCCCTAATGTCGTCTCGGTCATTGAATTCCTGATCGACGGCGGTGGCTCGACGATCACAACCGGCATCAAGGGCGACCTGCCTATTGATTTCGCATGCACCATCAATCAGTGGACGCTGGTTGCTGATCAGTCCGGCAGCATCGTGGTGGATATTTGGAAGGACACCTACGCCAACTTCCCGCCAACGGTTGCTGACACAATCACGGGCAGCGCGAAGCCAACGATCACTACTGCTACAAAAGGCCAAAGCTCGACGCTCACCGGCTGGACAACAGCTATCACGGCGGGAGACATCTTGCGTTACAATGTTGACAGCGTCACAACCATTCAGCGCGTAACGCTGGCCCTCAAAGTAACGAGGTCGTAATGAGAGCGGCAGTCGTCGATATTCAGACCAACATCGTGGTAAACATCATTGTTGCCGATGCAGCAGAATGCGCCCCTCCTGATGGGTGCTTCTTGCTGAATGTGGACGACATATGGTGCGACATCGACGCCTCGTATGATCCGACAACGAATGCTTTCATTGACAATAACCCACCCGCCTTGCCAGAAACGGTTCTTATTGACCCAGATGCCCCCGTCCCGCCGGAGCCCGTCGTCTGATGGCTAAGAAGATTGTTACTCTGACAGGTTCTGGAAACTGGACTGTCCCCGCTGATTGGGTAGACGCGGGGAGTCAGATCATTGCCATTGGCGGTGGTGGCGGCGGCGGCAGAGCCACTGCGTCTGGCGGCGGCGGTGGCGGCGCGGGTGGCGGAGGTGGGGGCGCGTGGAATATCGTTTCAGCCATTGGCCTGACCCCGAACCAACCAAATGTTTATTACAATGTTGGCGCTGGGGGAACTGGAGCGGTAGCAAACGGCACAAACGGCGTAAGTGGCGGCGACACATGGTTAAACAAAGCGGCTAATTCTGCTCCGTTACTTGCGACTGACGGCGTAGTCGCAAAAGGTGGCCTTAGAGGTTTAGCGATTAACACTGGTGGCACGGGTGGGCAGAGCGCCGCTGGCATTCCCAATACCGGCTTTAGTGGCGGTACAGGGGGGTCTGCGGCGGCTAATGCAAGATCAGGCGGCGGCGGCGGCGGATCAGCAGCATCCGCTCTTGGCGTAGGTTTTGCTGGCGGCGCCAGTCCGGGTACAAGTTCGGCTGGTGGCGGCGGTGGGGGTGTCAGCAGCGTAGGATTAGCAAGTGCGGGCTCCGCCACTGGTGGAGACGGAGGCACATCCTATTGGCTTGGTGCGGGTGGTACTGGCGGGGTGACGACTGGTGCAGGCGTTGCAGGAACTGCTGGTGCTGGTGGCGGCGGCGGTGGGTATGCGGCAACGGCTGGCGCTGGCGGCGCGGGTGGCGCTGGAAATGAATATGCAACTCTTGGCTCTGGCGGCGGCGGTGGTGGCGGCGGCGGCTCTACCGCTACTAGCGGCGCTGGTGCTGCGGGCGGCAATTATGGCGGTGGCGGCGGCGGTGGTGGATTAGGTACAACCACAACCGGCAACGGCGGCAACGGTGGTGGTGGTGTCATCATCATTCTGTATGATGCACCATCCTCCAAGAACGTCCTCCTAGACACAACGGGTTCTAATACATGGACCGTCCCAACAGACATTGTGGCGGGAACTATTGCTGAAATAATTACCATTGGCGGCGGCGGCGGCGGCGGTCGCGGGGCTGCTGCAAATACCGTTTTTGGCGCAGGTGGGGGTGGGGCATATTCGTACTCGTATGTTAGCCTTACGGCTGGCGCGACTACTTATGCCAGCGTCGGAACAGCAGGCGCTGGGGCCACAGTTAACAATACTTCGGGAACGGCGGGTGCGGACACTTGGTTCAACAAGGCAGCGAATAGCGTTCCTACTGACGGGTCAAATGGGCCTGTAGCAAAGGGGGGAAACGGTAATACATCCGGCACTGGTGGCGCGGGTGGCGACGCCGCGTCCGGTCTTGGGTTTACCAAGTATTCAGGTGGAACAGGTGGCAATGGCGCGGCACTTGTCCGCATTGGCGGCGGCGGTGGCGGGTCCGCCGGGTCGTCTTTAGGCATTGGCCGCAATGGCGGAGCTTCGACCAGCAACGCCAACAACGGCGGCGGCGGTGGTGGCGGCGTTGGTGGCGCGGGCGCAACTGCCACAACATCTACCGGCGCAGCCGGTGGATTAAACTTCAGCGGTGGCGCTGGCGGGGCAGGTGGTTCTGGTTCTACAGGAGGCATTGGAACAGCAGGTTTTGTTGGAGCGGATGGTGGTGGTGGTGGTGGCGGCGCTGGTATCAATATAGCGGCAGGCACTGGCGGGGTTGGCGGTGCTGGTGGCGCTGGAGCCAATTACACTATCTTTGCGGGTGGAGCCGCAGGCTCTGGCGGGGCGGTGGTGGTGGCGGTGGGAACAACAATTCTACAGCATCGCCATCGACTGAGACTGGTGGCGCTGGTGGCGCTGGTGGCCTATATGGCGCGGGGGGTGGCTCTGGCGGCGGCGGTGGTGGCGTGGGTGACGTATCAGGCAACGGTGGTAATGGCGCAAAAGGCGCGGTTATTATATCGTATGCCTATGCGGCAGTTGTTGTTCCGCGTTCGTTTGGGCAAGTAATCGGTTAAACGGCAGATCGAGGGGGATCAAATGCCAATAAGCATGCAGTCTGGCAAAGCCAGCATTAAGTGGGTCATGTCTAAAATTCCAACGCCCAAAAGGGCGCTGGATGTTGGTTGCGGCGAAGGCACCTACGCCAAGATGTTCCCGAAATTGGAGTGGACTGGCGTCGAGGTTTGGGAGCCTTACGTTGAAAAATACAATCTCCATTCTTTGTATCCTGAATTGCACATCATTGATGCCGACCGCTGGGGGACGTCAGATCATTTCGACGTTTGCTTCCTTGGCGACGTGCTAGAGCACATGGAGAAGGACGTCGCGCAATCCCTCGTAAAGCGCGCAAAGGGCTGGGCCGATACAGTCATCATCAGCATTCCACTCGGGCATCATCCCCAAGAGGAGTGCGAAGGAAACCCTTACGAGCGGCATGTCACCGACAACTGGACCGACACCGAGGTTAAAGAGGCGTTTGGCGCCCCGACGTGGTCTGTAGTCGACGGGTGTATTGGCGTTTACGTGTACTCGAAGCACAAAATTGCTCTCCGATACTGTGTTTACGCCATTAGCAAAAATGAGGAGCAGTTCGTTGAACGGTTCTGCAACTCGGCTAAAAACGCTGATTACATCCTCATTGCGGACACTGGTAGCACTGATCGAACGGCTGATCTCGCGTACGAGTGTGGGGCGGTCGTCCACGACGTCTACATCAGTCCTTGGCGCTTTGATCTCGCTCGCAACGCTGCTCTTGCTCTTATTCCCCGGGATATTGATATTTGCATTTCGCTGGATCTGGACGAAGTTCTAGAGCCAGGGTGGAAAGAAAAGATAGAAGCCGCGTGGATACCCGGCAAAACCACGAACCTCTGGTATCTGTTTGATTGGGGCGCGGGCATTAAGTTCCCATACCGCAAGATTCACAGCCGAAACGGGTACCACTGGCACCATCCTTGCCACGAAGATCTGCGGATCGATGGCCGAGTAGAACATGTAACGGCTTGGTGCGACCACCTTCTTGTCAGCCACCATCCAGATCCTACCAAAAGTCGCGGCCAGTACATGGAGATGCTAGAAGTTGCCGTCAAAGAGGACGACAAAGACCCGCACCATTTTTTCTACTATGCGCGGGAGTTAACCTTCTACCAGCGTTGGGAAGAAGCAAAGAAGGCTCTCACGACATACCTCGGCATGGACGCTCCGAACAGCCAGAACGAGCGCTGCTACGCTATGCGGTTGATGGGGAAATCGTACTCCGAAACCGGGGACGCCGTTCAGGCCGAGAAGTGGTTCTACCAAGCAGCGGGGGAGGCCCCCAATACTCGCGAACCGTGGTGCGAGTTGGCCATGCTCATGTACCGCCAACAACGGTGGGAAGAGTGCTTTGCTACTTCAATGAGAGCGTTGAAGATCAAAGACAAGCAGCTCGTGTACACGTGCGACCCAGAAGTATGGGGATTTTGGCCACACGACCTTGCCAGCATATCCGCGTGGCATTTGGGGCTTCGCGACATCGCGTACCAGCAGGCTCGTCTTGCGGTTGCACACAGCCCGACGGACGCCAGACTAGTCGCTAACGAGAAGTGGATCAAGGACCAGATTTCCGAGAAGATCCCTAATATAGTTCACATGATGTGGTTCACGGGCAAGAAGTCCCGCGAGTTTAGCTACGCCAACTACTTAACGGTAAAGGCGGCGTCGCTGGTCCAGAAGCCCGACGCTATCTTCATGTACTACAACATCGACCATCCGGACAACCCGCACTGGCAGGCGATCAAAGAGCTTGTCACCATGGTTTACATGGAGCCACCAACACACTTTGAGGGCGCTTCGTTAAATGAATGGCCACAATACCAAGCCGACGTCGTGCGCCTACAAAAGCTGTACGAACACGGCGGAATTTATCTGGATACAGACAGCGTCATGCTGAAGCCTTTTGGTGACCTCATGAACGAGGAACTTGTTCTGTCCGGATCTGTGGCGGGACTGACGCCCAAAACGAAGGAAGGCCCCGACTTCTTCTCGGCGGGCGTAATTCTTGCTAAGCCAAAATCGCCTTTTATCAAGGTGTGGTTGGAGAGGCTTGCCAAGGGTATATCTAAGGACGTCTGGGCGTGGCATGCGGTGAACCTGCCCGCAGAGATCGCGAAGGAATTCCCAAGCTTGCTAACTTCACTGCCGAACGAGGACTTTACTCCTTTCGACTTCCTTGAGAACTGGGTCTGGGAAACCGAAAACGTAGACGACCACTTTGCTAAGCTTAAGGAGTCATACGTTGCCCACCTTTGGGACAGCATCTGGGTGGACCGGATCGCTGAGATCAATCCAGAGTACTTGAAGAATGTTGACAACTGCATTACAAGGCTGTTGTTAAAAAACGGGGTAGCAAAGCCGACAACGATAGTGTAGAATGCAAACACGGATGGTAAAAAGGCCCTTGTCATGGACCCTCAAGCATTGTTGAACGTTGCAGTTGGCGTGGTCCTTACGGGCATGGGCTGGTTTGGCAGGCAGCTTTGGGATGCCGTCAAAGAGCTTAGAACCGACCTTCACCGGTTGGAGACAAGCCTGCCTACCACGTATCTCCGTCGCGACGAATTTCGCGACGGAATTAAGGAAATAAAAGAGCTGTTTACCGAAGTCTTTCGCAAAATCGACGACCTGAAAGATCGAAAGGTTGACAAATGAGCCTCGACGTAGATCGCACAACTAAATTGATCGGTGCGGTCACGGCGCTTCTTGCCATGATCGGCGGCGGCTACACGGTGATAGACAAGGTAGGAGCTTTCAAGAAACCTATCCTTGAATGGTCAGCAGAACATTTTAGCATTACAGGTGGGCCAGCAGACGGCGAGTTTGCTGTTGTTGCTGCTCGCAAGAAGATACGGGACGATTGTTCTGTTGAGCAGTTCTACCTTGAGGTGCGGGACGCGAAGTACATGGTCCACAAGGCAACTCCATCTATTGCTAGGTTCTCTGGCCCTGCTACCGACAAGATCGAAAGACTGGGCTATATGATAACGCTTGAAAATCCATCAAAAGTGTCACCCGGTCGCGCTACTTTGCTGGCGCATATCCGGTACAAATGTCCTGAAGGCGAAGTCCTGATAAACTACCCCGATCACGCAAATCTGACCTTTGAGATTGGAGCCCTGAAATGAGAATGTCAGCAGACGGCCTTGCGCTGGTTAAGGAATTCGAGGGCCTACGCTTGAAGGCCTACAAATGCCCGGCGGCTGTGTGGACCATTGGCTACGGCCACACGTCGTCAGCGGGTGCACCTATCGTTACTCCCGAACTCGTAATCACCAAGGACGAGGCTGAGGAAACCCTCAAACGCGACATGGGGCAGTACGAGGACGGCGTACGGAAGCTCGTCAAAGTTGGTATTACACAGGGCCAGTTCGACGCTCTTGTGGACTTCGCGTACAATGCTGGCGTCGGCGCTCTGGCAAAGTCTACACTGCTGAAGAAGGTCAATGCCGAAAAGTTCGACGAGGTTCCCGCCGAGTTCATGAAGTGGACCAAAGGCGGCGGTAAGGAATTGCCTGGCTTGGTTCGCCGTCGTCGTGCCGAGGTAAAGCTCTGGCGCGGCATGGATACCGAAAAGCCCGTCTGCAATGACGAAGCCCGCACAGACCCTGACCAGCCGAAGGCGTCAAAGTCTATCATCCAGTCCAAAGAGGCCAACGGGGCCGTGATTGCTGGTGGTGCTGGCGCGATTGCGGTGGTCCAAGAGGTCATGCCGATCGTAAAGGAAGGCGGCGATATGTTGTCGGCCATGAGCGGCACCGCCATCGTTTGCATCGTAATCATGGTGGCTGCAGGGGCCATCTGGTACTTCCGCAAGCAGAGGCTCGACGAGGAGGGCGCATGATCGGGTTCATCCTCTCGCCCATTGGGCGGGTTATCTCGGTGGTTGGTGGCGTTCTTCTCGCCATCGCCACTGTTTATGGCAAGGGTCGCCGGGACGCCCGGCAGAAATTGGAGGCGGAAGCCAATGCAGACGCTCTTAACCGGACGCAAGCCGCTATTCGCGCTGGCGACAATGCTGCTGTTGACTCTACCCGGTTGCGGGATGACGATGGCCACCGTCGCGACTAACCAGACGGTCTGCGACGTCTGGAAGCCTGTCGGGTGGTCTAAAAAGGACACCGACCAGACGATCACTGAGGTAAAGGTTAACAACGCCCGCCGCGAGGGATGGTGCCACGGCCCGAAGTAGTGTAAAATCGTTTAAATTTCGGAGTTAGATCATGACTACTGGGCTCAGTTACGACGGCACGGTGGCAGACACGAATAGCTACGTCGAGCAGATCGCTAATCTGGCCGTGGTCGAGCTTAACTTGGCCGAACCGACCGATCCCTTTACTATTCTTCTTCCGCAAATGATCACGTATGCCGAAAACAGGATGTACCGCGATCTGGACTTCCTGTTTACGTCCACATCAATCACTGGGTATAGCTTTTCGTCTGGTAGTAGGCAGATAACCATCCCGGAAGGAACTGTAGTAGTAAGTGAGCAGATTAACGTCATTACCCCGTCAGGCCAGTCCGACCCTGATGCGGGTACTAGAAATCCTCTCTTGCCAGTGACTAAGGAATTTCTGGACGCCGTTTACGGCAGTTCTTCCTACACGGGGCTACCGAAGTACTTTACTCCGTTTAACGACAATTTGTTCTTGGTGGGGCCGTTCCCCGATTTCGAGTACTTTGTGGAAATCGTGGGTACATATCGTCCGGCCAGTTTGTCCAGCACCAACAAGACCACCTTTATCAGCCTGTACCTTCCCGACGTGTTCATCATGGCAAGCATGATATACATATCCGGGTTCCAACGGAACTTTGGCAGGCAGTCTGACGACCCCGCTATGGCCCAGTCGTACGAAAGCCAATACCAAGCTCTTCTCAGAGGCGCGGCAGTCGAAGAAGCCCGAAAGAAGTTCGAGGCCTCTGGGTGGACCTCGCAGGCCCCCACTGCTGTCGCTACTCCATCTAGGGGTTAACGCATGCCCCATGCTAGTGTTAAGCTTCTCCCCGGCATTGACCAGAACAAAACGCCTGCGTTGAACGAGGCGGGCATATCCACGTCCCAATTGATTCGCTTTATCCCGGACCGCACCCTTGGGGGATTAATACAAAAGCTTGGCGGGTGGCAGAAGTATTTTGGCTCCGCCATTGGGTCGATCGTCAGGTGCTTGTGGGCATGGGAAGATACTAACTCTAACTCGTACTTAGGTATCGGCGCTGAGGATTCTCTTAGCGTTCTGAAGCCCGGTGGAACGCCAAACGTCATAACCCCGCAAACAACCACCACTAACCCCTCAGTTGATTTTTCAACTACCATAACGACTCCCCCCAATAACATCGTCACAATTGTTGATGACTCCGTTCCCACCGTAAACGTCGATCAGTACGATGTCGTCTACATTAAAACGCAGATCAGCGTTGGCGGGTTAATACTTTTCGGGTTATATCCTTGCATCGGTAATGGCTCAAGCACTTATTCAATTGCGGCGTTAACCGT